CTCGGTTCACGACTGCCCCAGATCAGGGGGGGGGGGGTGTTCCTCGGAGGGGTTCCCGCCTTCATGGCGAAAACGTAGGACATTCGACAGGGCTTCGCAACATAGGTAACGGACTACGGCGCAGCTAATCGAGCTGGATGAGGTACTCGGCCGTCACGCGGCCCTTCTCGCCGTCGACGAAGTGGAGCCGCACGCCGGGCGGTGAGCTCGCGGCGATGAACTCCTTTCCGAACTCCGAATCGGAGACCACGGCAGGGGAGACGAATACCCGGGAGCCGTTCGCGAGCGGAATGGTCATCGGGGTATGGAAGTGCCCGAGGTATGCGTCGGTGAACGGCGCGAGCACGCCCGAGGCCCACGCCTGATGTTTCCTTCCGATGCCTCCGGCCGGGGTGTTCCCACCGAACTGCCGGATCGTATCTCCGTGATGGCAGAGCGCGACGTACCGGCCGATGGGGACCATGCGGTACCACGACTCCGCCGCGTGCCAGGTAAGCCGGTCGCGGCCTTCGAGCCGGTCCTGCGCCACGCGCCCGACGATGCGATCCCAGTTCGTCTCGCCTTCGTAGTCGAGCGACTGCCGCCCCTTGCCGCGCCCGACGCGGCCGTGGTTGCCGGGGACCTCGTAGACGGTCACGGCGTCGAACTCCGCGAGCAGGCCGAGCACCGCCTCCTCGATCATGCGCGCGGCGGCGAATACCTGCTCGAACGTGCTCGCGTCCACCGCCCAGGACTGATGCGGGAAGATCGTCGTGTTCTCGATCAGGTCGCCCATAAGCACGAGCACGCACTCGCGGACGGGGTGGTCGGAGCGCTGGATCGCGGCGAGCTTCGCGGTCTTTTGCACCGCCTGCCGCACGCGCTGGGCGGCGACCTCGGTGGAGTAGGTCTCCGTCACGGCCCCGACGTGGACGTCGGAGAGGATGAGGAACGCCGTCTCCGGGGTGCCCTTGCGCTTGTCCGGCTTCGGGCGCGGTGGTGCCGACGGCCTGCCGGCGATGATTGAGCCCTCGCGGGCCCCGGCGTAGAAGGCTTCCACGAGGTCGGCCGACTTCGCCCGGGCTGCGGCGAGCTTGCGCTGTAGGTCCTGGGCGGTGCGCTCGAGCTCCGCGATCCGGGCCTCGCAGTCGATCTCGTCTCCGAGGTCGCTCACGGGTTCCGCTTGCACACGCACTTTCCGGAGCGGTGCGCGCCGACGCGCTTCTCGTGCTGATCGAACCCGCGCCGGTTGAGCACGCGCACGATCGCCGTATGCGGGACGCCCTTATCGACGAGCGCGGCCTCCAGGTCGGCGCGGTCCTTCTCGTCTAGTTGCTCCAGCACGTCGGCAACGGAGCAGGTTTTCGGCTCCCCGCGCGACTCGTCCCGGATGTCGTCGAGCAGGCCCATGAGCGCTAGTCCACGAGCTCGACGTCGCCGGGCTCGGTGGGCAGGTCGTCGAGAATCTCGTCGTCTGCGATCACCACCTGCTCGGAATACTTCGCGAGCACGGTTGCCTGGACGGTACGGAGCACGCCGAGCACGGCCGCGAGGATCGCGGCGAGGCCTGCGAGGTACTGCGCGCCGGGACCGCCGGCGTCGGTGTAGGCCTGCACGCCTGCGGCGACGGCCGAGAACGCGGCCCCGATCGTGAGAATCCACGACGAGGGACCGAAAGACACGCGCGGCTGCATATGGTTCGCCTCCTGCTTTCTAGGTTGTCTGCCCGAGCGCGTCCACGGCCACGGGGCCACGGACGGCAGGGCGGGAGAACGAGCGCACGCGCTCGCCTCGTGCGGTGAGGGCCCGCGCAGCGCGAGCCCGGGAGTCGGGGTCGGCCCAGGGCCCGAGGATGCGGGGAGGCCCGACCTCGAACCCGTAGCCCTTGCGGAGCCGCACGCGGCGCACGCGGTCGCGCTCGCGCTTCGGCAGCTTTGCGATCACGCGCTCGCGGGCGGCCTTCGAGCGCCACGGGCCCATAAGGCGACGCGGGGGAGCGTCCAGGCGCTCGATGTAGTAGCGGCGCGGGGTGGGCGCGTCCTTCTCCTGCCGGATGACGGCGGGAGCGATGATGATCGAGCCGCCGTCGCCGGGCCTGCGGATACGCGATGCCACGCGATCCCCGCTGTTGCCTTCGACGGTGCGAACGAGTCCGCCCGGGAGAATCTCCACGATCAGGCCAATATGGACCCCGGGCCAGCAGAGCATCGCGCCGACTTTCGGCCGCGAGATGACTGCGCCCTTCGCCCGGGCGCGGGCGGCCGTGGTGCCGGTGCTCGCCGAGGTTAGGCCGTCGTCCGGCGTGTTCGTGGAGCGGTACACCCAGCGGCAGAAAGCGCCGCACCACGGCCACCCGGTGCCCCCGAGCTCGTCCGAGCAGGAGGCCTGATACTGCCGCACCCTGGGGCCCGAGTTGCTCCCGATGGGGACCTCGAAAACCGGGCGCGCATACTCCGCTAGCGCGGCTCTCGCCACGCGCTCTCCGTACGTCATATGTGTTCGCCTCTCTAGAGGATGTGGCCGACGAGGCCCGCGATCACGGCGAGCATGGTCCCGATCACGACGGCCGCGCTCTTCTCGCGCCACCACTCCCGCGACCGCTTCGAGTCAGTCGTCCGCGAGTCCGCGATCCGGGCCTGAGTCTCGATCTCATTCAGCCGGTGCTCGGTGCGGGTGACGCGGCCGTTCTGAATCCGAACGCGCTCGTCCAGGCCTTCGAGCCGGTCGCCCACGCGGGCGAGCTCGCCGCTCATGTGCGCGGAGTGCGTGGCGAGGTCGCGGTCGATCTTGCCCAGGCGGTCGAAGATCGCCGAGAGGCGTTCCGCGTCAGTCACGGCCGCGAGCGGTTTCGGGGGTCGTCCACGGCATTAGGACACCTGCCCAAGCCATGTCACACTTATGTACGAGTTGGCGTCGCTGTTTGCGACGGCGTTCCCCTTGATAACGTACGCGCTGCCGCCGTTATAGACGGCCCTCGCCGTTAGAACAGTTCCAGCGGGAAACGAAAACACCCCCGTTTGAGGAACCACTCCACCAGTCGCGCTAACGTCAATAGACTGCTTAGACTGAATAGGGGTGCCGTTTGCGGCTATCACGGCGTTATGGGTAGTGACACCTGCTGAAGCCGTCCAATAGATGTTTAGCACTACGAGAAACACGCCTGGGGTGTTGATGGTGATGTCCGTGCTCGATGCCGTAAACATGCCATCGGTGTCGTAGTCCTCGGCGTTCCATGTAATAGCCGTGTTGCTCGCATACCCGGTAAGGTCTGACGACCGATAGACGCGGCACATAGGCGGCACGCGGTAGTTATTTGAGTTTGTGAATAGCGAAGAGAAGTCACTCGCCAGAATCGCGTTACCCGCCGTCGCGTTCGCCACGGTGAGGGATGTGTAGGTCTTAGGCATAGGTTGCGGCCCTCCTTAGAAGCCGTAGGTCGCGTAGGGCGGAGGCTCGGTAGGGCTGTCCGCGGTGTAGGTAGAGAGGGAGTAGGTCGTCCCGGTGTCGGGCGAGTAGATGCCGACCATCCGAGTACGGGCCGAGAGCACGATCTCGCACTCGTGGCGAAGCCCACCGGCCCGGATGCGGTGCGTCATCTGCTCGACGAACCCGTCGACCTCGGCCCCGGTGATGGACTCGATCGCGAGAACGCGCTGCCCGAGCTCGAGGTCGCGCAGCACGGCGAGGCGCGCGTCGGAGTCATTGTCGAGCCGGATACGGACGAGCGGGGCCTCGGCCTGCCCCGTGTTCGCGAGGTAGGCCGCGAGCGCGTCGGCCGTCGCCTGGGTGGTGACGAACGTGGTCTCGGTGGGCGCGCTGGAAACCTTGCCGAACTTGAGCGTGTCGGAGGTCGTCGCGGTGTCGGTGGCGGTGACGCCGGTTCCGATGACCGCCGAGCGCGTGCGGATCAGGCCCACTACTCGACCTCGAATCCGGGGTCGTACTCGAGCGCGACGTCGGTAAGCGTCACGTCCGGGGACTTCCGCAGGGACCGGGCGGGGTAGTCCTCATGGACGAACACGGCACCCGCGCAGAACACGGCACCACGTGAGGCGGTAAGCAGGTCGTCCACGATGGAGAACCCGCTCTTCTCGGTGCCGTCGTAGACGAACGTGGAGGCCGGAAGGGTCCGTCCGTTGCCCGCGTTTGCGCCCTGGACGTTCGGGTTCAGCGCGCGATCGTCCGGCGCGGTCCACCCGGCCTCGTTGAGTAGCTTCCCGATCGCGCTCGCGGTGGTCTCGCCTGCCGACTGCGTGGTGGTGGGGAGCACCTTCGAGAGCTTCCAGAGAACATCGCGCGCGGTGATCTCGGCCGCGCCGTTCTCCCGGTTGTACCGCCACGAGGTTATGTAGCCGAAGAAGCGGACGCGCGAGTAGATGCCCTGTCGCATCGTGATCCGCAGCGGCCGGAGCGGAACGATGCCCGGGTCCACTTTCGCCGGGGAGATGCCGTCGTAATACGGCGAGAGCGGCGAGGTAGTGCTCGCGGGGTTGTAGAGCTCCCGGCCACCGGCTCCGGTCACGTTCGGATCGTTCGTGACGCGCTGGACCGTGATCTTCGCGATTCCAGGGCGCATCGGTCCGCCGACGTCATCGCGCCCGCGCTGAATCTCCACGTCCGTCGTGTCCGCCGTCACGTCGTCGTAATCGCCCGCGAACGTGGCCGTCGCGCTGCTCGCGTAGGCCTGCGCCGGCGTGTAGGTCGTGGACGATCCCGAGTAGGTGGTCGCCGTGCCCCCCGGACCCATGTAGACGGCCGACGAGCCGGTGAGGTTCGAGAAGTCGATCTCGACGACGTACTCGTGCTGCGCGTCCCACGGCGCGGAGTCCTCCGCGTAGAGCGTGGCGAGCGGGTAGAGCATCGTGGAGGGGTAGATCGCCACGGCGGTTTATGCGGCCTCGTACTGCCCGGCGACGTAGATCACGTCGCCCGAGGCGAACGTGACGGGGATGCTCGAGCTCGTGGCGGTGCCCGAGAGGTAGGTCCCGCTCGCGTTCTGCGCGTAGACGTCCACGCGGGTCGTCGTGGTCATAAACGCGAGCGCGGGGTAGAGGGCGGCGGGGGATGCGTCGGAGATCACGGACTCGAGCCCTCCGCGCATGACGCCTGCGGCCGTAACCGGCAGGGAGATACCGACGAGCCCGGAGACCTGCGCGCCCGTGAGCGTGAGCACGACGTAGAAGCCGACGGTCTTTCCGACCTGGGAATACTTCGCCGCGGTGATCGGGCTCGTGCAGTTGGTTAGCGTCGGGGTGTAGCTCGTCCAGGCGTCGGCCGCGGTGGAGATCGAGGCGAGGAAGGCTTCGATGTTGTTCAGGCTCGCCGCGGTGATCGGCGTCGCGGTGGCGGGGTAGTCCTGCCATGTAGTGCGGGCGTAGGGCATGAGGTCTCCTAGTAACTCCCGGTGAGGGCGATCTGCCGACGCAGCTCGGGGCCGATCTTGCGGGCGAACTCCTCGGCGCTGAACTCGTTGCCGTTGACGTTGACCACCACGGCCCCGGACCCGCCGCGCCTGCCGACCTCATCCATCACGCGGGCCATGTACGAACGCCCGCGGGTGCCGGTGAGCGGGATGATCGCCTCGGGGCCTGCTTCGCCGGCGATGGTCATTCCGCGAGTGATCCCGCCGAGCGCGGCCGTCGGCATCGGGTTATCGGCGGTCCACCTACGCAAAAGCGCGGCCATGCGCTGCCCACCTGCGGGCGTCGGCGTCCCGTCGCGTCGGAACCACCCAGGATTAGAGCGAAAGAGATGATTCGAGTAGTCCGTGTACTTCTTCGTCCAGTCCTTTAGCCGCTTCTCGTACGTCTCGTACGCGGGAGGCTCGGGCGCGGCCTCGGGCGGGGGGCCTTCGACGGGCTGCGCTCCGATTGCTTTGCCCAGGGCGTTCGCGATGATCGCCTGAAGCTGCGATCCGGAGCCGAGCGCGAGCTCGAACGCGGCGATCCACTTCTCGCCGAAAAGCTTTCCGTTGCTCTCGCCCGTCGTGCCGCCCGTGAGCTCGTTCAGCCGCCGCTGAAACTCCTCGGCGCTGATCTTGCCGCGCTCGAACTCCGAGGCGAGGTCGTCGATGCTCTGCGCGTGGGCGTCGGCGCTCTTTTCGACGCGCTCCATCTCCAGCGCGTCCACGAACTCGTCGTACTCCATCTGCGCGCGGAGCCGGTCGTCGTTCGTCTCGGCCTCGGCGATGCGCTTCTGAAGCTCGCGCTTCGTGAGGTCGTCGGCGTCCTTCTTGCGCTGCGCGCGACGGCCGGCGATGAGCTGGGCCTCCGGGTCGCGGCTGATAAAGCCCTGCCGGGCGAGGTCGGAGAGTCCGCGAGCGGCCCCGGCTGCGCCCGAGCGCTGCGAGTAGAACCAGCTCATCGCGTTAGGTCCGGGGCCTGCGGAGGCCATCTCGCGGGCGTTCTCGCCCTTGCCGCCCTTTGCGCGCTTTCGCGCGACGTCGGCGATCCTGCGCGCGAGCGATTCCAGGTCGCCCATGAGGGAGGAAATCTGGCTCGACAGGCCCGAGAAGAACGTCGTCGACGGGCTCACGTCGCCCACGTTCTGAAGGTCCTTATTCATGGCCTTCTTCGCGGCCTCGACCTCGCGCTTCGAGCCTCCGAGCAAGCCGACGAGAACGCCTGCCCACTTAGAAACGCCGTCCGGGGTGCGGGCCTTCCCCACGTTGTCGAGCGCGTTCGCGATGGCCGTCGCGGACGGGGTGCCGATGTTCCGGAATACCCCGGCCATCGTCGTCGCCTGATCCTGGAACTTCTTCAGTTCGCCGGAGGCCATGATCTTCCCGTTCGCCACGGCGGCGAACTGCGCGTACTGCCCGCGGGCCTGACCCGTGGAGAGGCCGAAGCCGGTAAGGGCCTGCGCGCCCGCCATCGCGTTCGAGCGTGCGTTCCCGAGCGACTGCACGAGCCCGGCGACCGTGCCCCGGGCCTCGTTCTGCTTCTGCTGCATGAGGTCGGTCGCGTCGCGGGCGGCGAGCGTGCTGCGGGCCTCCTCGCGCCGGGCGGTTGAGACGTTCTTCACGGCGGCCTCGTACTGCGGGCCGCTTCGGATGCCTGCGGCTTCGAGCGTGCGGAGCTCGCGCTCGGCCTTCACGCGGCCGGCGGTGGCCTCGCGCGTCCGGTCCTGGGCGTCGGCGTTTCCGAGCAGGGTGTCGGCGAGGCCTTCGAGAGAGTCTTTCGCAGCCTTCGTGCCGTCCGCGGCTTCGCGCATCGCGTCGGCGTATCGCTGCGCGGGGTCCTTTGAGCGGCTAAACGAGGAGATCAGGTCGCCACCGATGACCGTCGCGAGCGCGGCCGTGGCGGTGACGGCGATTCCGACAGGCCCTCCGAGGGCTCCCGAGAGAGCGCGCCCGAGCCCGGGGACGATTCCCTTCGCGGCGTTTGCGGCGACGCCCATCCGGGTCACTCCACCGGCCGCGGCGGTGAGCCCAGGCGCGAGGCCGACGGCCTGCGCGGAGACGCCCCGGAATCCGAACGCGAGCGCGGAGGTCGCGGTCGTGAGGGCCCGCATCCCGGAGGCCGCCGTCTGCGTGATCGCGAGAGCGCGAAAGGCCGTCACCATTCCGGCTATGTAGGCCGTGGCGCGGAGGGCGATGAAGGCCGCCACCGCTGCCGTGAGCACGGTCATCGCCGCCTTCGAGCGCAGGAGGGCGGCGGCGAGCGTGGCGATCGGAGCGAGGATGGCGACCACGATCGGGAGCACGGTCCGCAGCGCGTTCGCGAGGGCCTCCACGCCCTGCACGACGATATCCCGCAGCGTGGCCGCGAACTCGCGGAAGGCCGGATTCGAGATGAGGTCGTTCGCGAGCTTTGCGATCACAATTCCGACGCGCGCGATCACGGGCGCGATGCCCTGGATCGCCGTCACGAGCACCGGCACGATCTCCGAGAGCGCTGGGGCGAGAGCCGCGAGCGTGTTCTCGGAAAGGTCCTCGAAAGCGCGCTTCGCCCGCTCCACCTGCCCGGGGAGCGTGTTCCCGAAGGCCTGCGCCGAGCCCTTCACGCGCTGCTGCACGAGGCCGAGCACCATCGCTTGCGCGCCTGCGGCGTTGCCGGACTCGACCATCGCCTTCACCTGCTCGCGCTGCTGATCGGTGAGGATGATCCCGGCACGCCGGAGAGCCCCTGCGGCCTTCTCGGGCGAGGCGAGCGCCCGGCCGAGCGCCTGAGCGGAGCTTGTGAGGTCCTTACCCGTTGCCATCGAGAGATCGAGGGCGGTCGTGGTGAGCTCGCGGAGCTGCCCCTCGGCGGCCTTGCCGGTCTTAGTGATGAGGCCGAACCGGAGGATCACGTTCGAGGCGCTCTGGACCTCATCATCGGCCGCGCCGCTCGATGCCTGGAGCGCGGAGGCGAGGTTCTCGACCTGCTGCGTGGTGATCCCGGCCGACTTCGCCACGTTCCGGAGCACCACGGCCGTTTGCGCGGAGACTTTCGCCTGCTCCTGCATCTCACGCGCACCGACGACGGCGATCGCGGTCACGCCGGCGGCGGCGACGGCGAAGGCCTTAGAGAGCCCGGCCGCAGCGCGACCGATGCCGCTCATATTGCGATCGAACCTCTTTGCCGAGCCGGAGGCCCTGCCGAACGCGCGCTCGAGGTCGCGCGAATCGCCCAGGATCTTTACTTCGAGCTTGCGCTCCGCCATTACCTAGCCTTCCTCGCGGCCTTGCGCGCTTCGCGGGCCTCGTCGCGGAAGAAGTCGGAGATCACGTTCCATTCCCGGAGCGTGATGAGGTCCATCTCCCACGGGCGAATACCGAAGCGCTCGGCGAGTACCGGATGCCATAGGTCGCGCGGCCTTAGCCTTCCGTCTGCTCGCTCGCGGGCGCGTCGGCCTCTGCGCCCGCGTCCGCGGGAGGGCTCGCCGGGTCCTCCTGGAGCAAGTCGACGATCTTCACTTCGCCGGCGTTGTCGAGCGTGTAGTTCGGGTCCTCGCGGTGCTTCACGAGGTAGACGAGGAACTTCATCGCCCGCGCCGAGTTGAGGTCCACCTGAGAGAGCGGGAGGGTCATGTGATCCTCCAGCGCTTCGAGCTCCCCGAGCGTGAGGTCGTCCAGGGAGTACCGCTTCTGGTCGATCACAAGCTCGCCGAGTGTTGCCGCCATCTTCCGCCTCCTGCGTTAGAGCCCCGAGCGCCCCCCGAGGCCACCGCCGACGAGCCGGTCGAGCATCTGATCCAGCCGCCGGACGACCTCGGACTGCTTGCGCTCGAGAGCGAGGTACATCCAGGGAATCCCGGTGCGCGACGGCCGCGTGCCATACGTGCCGAAGTGGTAGATGACCGGGTAGTAGTACCGACGGAAGTAGCTCCGCCGAGCCTCGACGATCGCCGTCGAGCGGCCCTTGACACGCGGCCGGATCGAGCGCTCGGTGCGCCCCTCCTGCTCGATGGGGAGCTGCCGGTACTGAAACTTTGCTTCGTCGGAAACGATCCGGGCCGTGGCCTGTAGCTCGCGCTGAACGTCGCGCCCGAGCTCGCGGTCCATCCGGTTTAGGTCCCGGATCAGGGCGCTAAGGCCCTCGACCCGGATCGCCCCCATCGCCACTAGGTGAGGTTCTCGGAGCTCTGGTAGGTGACCGTCAGAGGCTCGACGTTGTTCGCCGCGTCCTCGAGCGCCTGGAACTCGACCGTCTGCATCACCATATCGGGGCCCTCGACGGTCGGCGTGGCCGACGTGATGAGAGCCTTCGGAATGGAGAAGCTGATCGACGGGTAGTAGGTGCCGCTGATCGCCGTCGGCGAGGTCCACGTCGCCACGAGAGCGACGACCGTTCCCGCGCGGTACTTGTCCATGAGGGAGTCGGTCGCCCACGTGCCGGGGCCTGCGCCGAACTCCATCTCGAACGATCCGGTGATCTCGCGCATCGCGTTCTGAACCGGCTGCGAGCGGAGGGTGCTGCTCGCAATCTGATAGCGCTCCAGGTCGAGACCATGCGAGCACGAGAGCGAGATGCTCCGGACCTCGGCAGCGGTGCCGCCGACCGTGGCCGCGCCACCTGCGAACGAGAACATCTCGGTCCCGGTCGCGTACGAGACGCTCGTGATATCCGAGGCCGACGGAACCCAGTCGCGGCCGGCGATCGACAAGGAAGTGGTGAGAAGGCCGTCGATCTCGTTTGACACTTCCCACTCGCTCACCACGGCTCCCGGCACATTCCCGGTCCTGACCACGCCCCCTCGATCCGCGATCCCGAGCTGCCACGTGAGCGAGCTCGAGGTCATCAGCGTCCCGGGGCGGAACGAGTACGAGTAGACGCCCGTGGTCACGGTGGTCTTGGTCGTCGCGTAGGCGCGCTCGTCTCCGACCATGTGCCGGAGGAGGAGGCCCATCCCGTTTGCGAGGGCGTCGAACTCGATATCGCCCGAGGCCCCCTTCCTGTTCACGACGTACCGGGTGGTCTGCGGGACCGCGCGCCCGGCGCGAATACCCTCGGAGATCATGTGCTCGACGTCGAGCGAGAGGGACTGCGAGGTAACGGGGAGCCAGTTCGTCGGCGTGGCGCTAACGCCGAAGCCGCTTGACTCCACTCCGAACCCGACAGACGAGCCGAGTCCGGAGGCGATGCTGTTGACCGTCATCGGGTCTCCTTAGTGTCGGGCGCGTCGGCGTCGGCCTTTGCCTTCTTCGGCTTCTCGGCCTCCTCGACGCTCCACGTGGTCGGGTTTCCCTCCGCGAGCTTGCGCCCGACTGAGGCGGGAACGTCCACGGGGACGTCCCGGGGGAAGGTGTAGGTCGAACCGTCCACGGCGACCGACACTCCCGAGTGCTCGCCCTGGTAAGCGATCTTCACGGCTCGGCTCCTTCCTTCCTAGATGTATGCCGTCGCGGATACGACGGCGGTGATCCGCGCTTCGCGCGCGGTGTCGTTCACGAGCTCCTCGACGCGGTAGCGCGAGAGCTGCGCGACTTCGACGGCTCCGCCGACCTGGGGGTCGGTGCGAATGGCCGTCTCGACGTGGCCGAGCAGGGTCAGCGCCCGCTCGGTCGTCGCCTGCTGCGCGGTCGTCTCTCCGACGACCGATACGAGGAGGGTGAGGTCGATCTCCTCGAGCTTTGCGGGCTGCGGCGACTGGATCGCCGCGCCGATGCCCCGGTAGGCCTGCGTGATCTCGGCATCGCCGAGCACCACGATCTCGCGCCGGGGGTCCTTCGGCCACCCGTAGGACACGAGCACGCCGGAGAGGCCCGCCTGTGCGTCTAGCAGCGTCTTTAGCCCGGCCTTCAGCGCCGGGAGGGCGGAGGTCGCCACTAGACCGGGATGCGCCTGTAGGGGTTCAGGAGCGCGAGCGCGGCTCCGGGGATGCGGCGGCCCATCGGCTGATCGGGGAGCATCATCCGGGGATCGTCGAGCCCGGCCTCGAGCGCGGGCACGTCACGGCGAAGCCAACCGGCAACGGTGAGGATGCAGGCGTAGGCGACGTCGGTGGGCACGCTGGAGAAGCCCCACGCGCCGGCGATGCGGAGCTCGGCCGTGCCGAAGTTGGCGAAGCGGTCGCCGATCTTCACTTGGGCGGCGCTTCGGATCAGGAGTCCGGTGTAGGTACTCCCCGCGGCGTTCTCGGGCCAGAGCAGGTAGTCGGCCGTCGTGAGCGCGACCTGATCGGCGGTCCCGTAGTGGAGATGGGCCGTCGTAACCGTGCGGAGGTCGAACGGCGAGAAGTCGACGATGTAGGGACCGAGCGGGCCGCGCGTGCGCGTGGGGTCCACCGGGAACGTGCGCGTCGCCGAGGCGGTCGCGGTGAACTCCCGGGCGGTGTACCGCGCGATGGCGGCGCTCGCGTTGGTAATCGCGGCGTCGATCGCGGCGTTCCGCGACGAGTCGGTGGACTCAAGAAACGTCTGCACGTCTGCGCGCGTGGTCAGGTCGCCGGCGGCCACGGTTTAGCCCCTCGTCTCCTTCGGGGTGCGGACGCGCTTCTCGGCCTTCGGCGCGGAGCGCTTCTCGGCATCGTCGGCGTAGCCCGCGCGAATCAGGTCCGCGCCCAGGGCGTCCGGGACCGTTGCCTCGTCGCCCGGCTGATATGCGAACGTCTGCCCGTCGAACTGACCGGCGCAGCTTTGCGTAATGCGAATCTTCATCGGTTCCTTTCGGCCGAAACGACGCGGGGCGGACCCGAAGGACCGCCCCGCGCGTGAACCCGTGAGGGTTTCGGCTACTACGAGGCCGCCATCGCGAGGTGCTTAATGGCGGTGGTGTCGGCGAGCTTCGAGTCGATCCGACGGTGGGCGATGAAGCCCACGAGACCGAGCTCGGCGTAACGCTCGTCGAGGCGCTGAACGACCGTGCCGCCTGCGCGGCGGACGTACATCGCGCTCATGTCGCCGAAGTAGACCACCTTCGCCGAGGCCGCGATCGCGGCGACGTTCGGGTGGGCGTAGATCGGCTTCCCGAGCAGGGTGTCCGGCTGACCGGCGATCAGGCCCGGCTGCCAGAGGTAGGTGTTATCGCCCGACACGCCGGTCTTCAGCTTGCGGATCGCGGCGATGGTGCTGTCGGCCGTGAGCCACACGCAATTCGGACGGCTGCGGTACGGCGGGGTGATCGAGTGAAACAGGTCCACCAGCTCGTCGGCGGTAACGGCCGAAGCGCTGGCAGCGGTCTTACCGGCGCTGGAGGCCGAGAGGCCCTGCGGCTGCGAGGAGCCGGAGCCGACGGCGAAGTACGCCTCCTCCTTCGCGGTGAGCGCCTCGCCGAGCGAACGGGCGAGGAAGCCCTCGAGGTCGACGCCCGTGTCCTGGAGAAGCTCCTGAGACACCTGGACGAGCCTCGTCACCTTGTACGCGCCGAGCGACACCTGACCGAAAACGTCGTCGCTCTCGACGTAGGCCGAACCCTCGTTCGTGAGGTCGGCCGTTCCGTAGGTCGAGCCCACGGTCGGGACGATGAGGGTCCCGCCGCCGCTCGTGTTGATCGTGGTCGCGAAGGACGAGATCGCGCCCTGAAAACGGGCGTACTCGTACATCTGCGACTCGAAACCCTCGGGCACGGTGTAGCCGCCGTAGGGCGAGCCGCCGGTCGAGGTCGTGAGGTCGCGGTACTCGCTGGAGTCCTGCCCACGCATGGCGGCCCAGAACTGCGAGCGGTACTCCGCGCCGCCGGGGGTCAGGTCGCGGACCTGCTCCGGCATCGGTGCGGCGGCGTGCTCCACGGTGGTCGCCTCGCGGACGATCGCACCATCGAACGGAAGGGAGTTGACGCGCTCGCGGCGCTCGATCTCCTCGGTGATCTTGTCCACATCGGTCGCGATGCGGTCGAACTTCTGCTCCTCCTCAGAGGTAAGGCTGCGCTCCTCGGCGTCGGCCAGGTCGAGAAGCTCGCGCATCTCGCCCTTCAGAGCGTGGCCCTTCTCCTGGAGGCGCGTAATGGCGGAGGTCTCCGACATATCTAGCGGTCCTTTCGGATGGGGTTACGGGCCGACGTGCGCTCGATCAGCTCGAGGCGACGCCGGCGGGTGCTCGCCGAAGCTGCGGCCGAGGGGCCGCCCGTGGCGGGTGCGGAGGCGGTGGCCTCCTCGTGAGGCACGTCGGCCTCGCGACTTGTGATCCCGGACTGAGGCTCCGGGTATGCGGGGGATGCCAGGACCACCGAGACGTCGGTGAGCCGCCCGATGCGCTGGATATCCCGGCGCGTGCGGCCTTCCTTGTCCTGCCACCACCGATCGGCCTCAACGGTGAACCCGAAGGACATACCGGCGACGTCGCCGCGGTCCATGAGCACGCGCAGGTCCTCGGCGTACGAGGTCGGCGCGACCCGCGCGCGAAAGCGCAGGCCCTTCGGGTCCTCCCAGAGCTCGAGCGACGGCGGGGTCCCGGCCGTGCTCGCGAGCATGAGGTTCGGATCGTGATTGACGAGGGCGGCGATCACGCCCTCGGGGTTCTGGAGCGCACGGCGGAACGCGCCGCGCTTTACCTGCTCGACGAAGTATCCGCCGCGCCCATCGGGGAGCGGGTAGGAGTTCGAGTCGAACACGGCGGCGTGCCCCTCGATCGTGTAGCCGCCGTCGTCCTCGGGCATCGCCCGGACCTCGGTTACGGTCGCGTCCAGGGAGCGGGCCTCGCCCGCGAGCTTTGCGCGCAGTTCGGCGAACTCCGAGGCCATGCGCTCGACGTTCCCCTCGCGGCTCACGGTGGTCACGCTTGCCCATCCTTCGCCCGGGATGCGTCCGGTCTGCTCCTCGAGCTGCCGGTGAAGCTCGCGCACGCGCTCGGCAGGCACCGGGGCCTCGCGGCCCTCCTGCCCGGCGAGGAGCTTCTCGAGCGGCGTCCGGAATACGACGGCATGGACGGGCACGCCGAGCAGGCGACCGATCCCGCGCAGGCGACGGCGAAACGCGGGCTCGATCCCGGTCGAGTCGAACACGACGAGGCGACCGTCGCGAAGGAGCGTGAACGTGCGGGCGATTGCCTCCGAGATCACCTTCCCGCGATCGGCGTCCGGGTCGGTGCGGATTGCCTCCAGGCTCACGCGCTCGGCGTCCGGGAGCTCGCGGCGAATCCATGACGATTTCCCGGCACCGGGAGCGCCGATCGTCACCACGAGTGCGCGGCCGGCGAACGGGGCGGCGGTCACGAGGGCGCGCTCCTCGTCCTCGTCCTTCTTGCCGTACCCGGCGTCGTCGGCGTCGTCCATCCCTGCCCAGGCGTCGCAGTAGTAATCGCCGCGCACGTACTCCGCCCACCGCGTGCAGCGTGCCGAGTCGTCCTGCCGGTCGCTCTCGTCGTAGAAGCGGCAGTTGCCGCACGCGCGGCCGGTGGGAACGTCGTCCTCCAGCGCGAGCCGGTAGTCGTCGGGCAGCTCGCGGGCCTCGTCCGGCTGCTCCATCTCAGCGGTCGGGGCGGCCTGATCCTCGCCGCTCGCCACCTGATCGCCGGGAATGATCCAGAACTTGCACACGGCCTCGGGCTCGACGCGAACCTCGTCGGAGACGAGCTCGCACCCGCCGCCGCCCTGGTAGAAGGCGCAGTTCGAGCACTTGAGGCCCTCGGAGGCGAAGGGGTTATCCGCCGCCGAGACGTAGTGGATTCCGTCCGGTCCGGTGCCGGTGTCGAAGGGGCCGAACACTTCGGCGACTTCCTCGATCACGTCGTAGAGGGCGGCCTGCCGAGGCGTCCACCCGGGGCCGGAGAGGTCCCGGCGCTCCATCGTGTCTAGCTCCTTCTCGGTGGTGGTGGACCCGCGCGCCTCCGTCTGCGCCTCGCGCTCGAGTTCGGCGACCTTCCGCTCCGCCCAGGCAGCGGCCGGGGGGCCGCCCCAGAGCGCAGAGGCCACGCGGCCGGGTCCGGGGTATTCGTCGTTGTCCGGGTCGGAGTTCTGCGGCGCTTCGAGGTCGACGGCGTGCCGCGCGTGCCATGCGCGCATGGTCACCACGCGCTCGGGCGTGAGCTCGTCGCCGGCCGCGATCCGCCTCGCCCACGAGAGCGTGGTGTCGACGATGCCGTCGCCGGAGAGGCCGTCCGCGTGCCAGCGCAGGCCCTTCGCGGCCTCTGCGGCCATCTCGCGCGTCGGGGTGAGGTCTGCCATTAGGCCGCGCCCGCCGTGTCGCTCTCGGGCGTCTCATCGCCCGGCAGGACCATCTCCGCAGGGATCGGGCCGAGGTTCTCGCGCTGCCGGACCTCGGCGGGGGTCATCCACGGCTGCCCGGCGAGCGCGGTCGAGTAGACCTCGGCGCGGGTGCGGGCATCCGGCCGGAGGATCGCGTCGAGGATGAACTCGGGGTAGTCCGGGCCGCCGAGCGCGAAGAGGTCCTCGTCCTGGGCGAGCGCCTCCTCGGTGGCCTTCAGGTACGGCTGCAAAGCGTGGGCGAGGAAGGCCTGCGTCGACTGCTCGACGTTCGCGTACGTCATTGACGAGCCGGTCTCGGCACCGATCAGGTGCCCCGGCACGCCGTAGATGGCCGCGATCTCGCGCGCGGAGTACCTGCGCTGGGCGAGGAACTCCTGATCGTGTAGCGGCATGGTGATAGGCGTCCACGAGAGGCCCTCCTCGAGCACGGCGACCTTCGCGGCGTTGTCGGTGCCCTGGAACTTCGCGGTCCACGAGTCGCGCAGGCGCTCCACGGCCTCGGGGGTAAGCCGCTGCGAGGTCTGGAGCACGCCCGATGGGTGCGCGGAGTTGGCGAAGAACTGCGCGCCGTACTTCTGAAGCTGCGCGCCGAGGCCGATCGCCTGCGAGCACGAGATCGGGGAGAGGCCGACGATCCCGTCGACGCTCCAGGTCTTGACGTGGATCACGTCGCGCCGGGTGAACTCGCCAGAGGCTCCGAGGCCGCCCGAGCCCGGGGATATGTGAAACATGGGCTCGCCGGCGTCGATCTTCACCTGCACGCGGGATGGGTGAATGAGGCCGACGAAGGCGACCGGCTGCCCCGGGTCGCGGTACTTCGCGATAAAGGCGTTCCCGTAGAGGGCGAGCTGCGTCACCACGCCCGAGATGAAGGTGCTCGGCGTCATGTACGGCGCGGGGCGGGCCATGAGGCGGGCGGCGATGGAGTCGAGCACGCGCTCGCGGCCGTCGGTCTGCCGGCGAAACACCTGGAGGGGGATCGTCCCGGCCGTGGCCGAGAGAATCCGCACGCACGCCCAGACGTCGGAGTAGTTGAGGGCAGTCTCCGGGGTGACCTGCATACCGCCGGCGACGCCGGGAGCGCCGATCGCGGTCCGGGGGAATACCTTGTCGACGGTAATCGCGCGGCTCTCGTCGCCGCCCAGGATGCGCCGAAGGATCACGAGTCGCTCCTCATCTCAGCGGCTACCCCTGCCCCGAAGAGCACGACGCCGAGCACGATCAGCGCGGCTCCGAGTCCTGCGATGAGCCACGTCCCGGCAACGGCCGAGGCGAGCCCGGCGAGCACGAGCACGTCGCGTGCGATGGACGGGTTCATAGGGTGACGATCCCCCGCTCCTCGTAGATGCTCGGGGCCTCGACGTGATTCCGGTCGTGCTCCGCGCGCGAGTGCGCCATGACGGCGGCGACGTGAGCGTCGATCCGGTGCGATTGCCGGAGCTTTCTGATCTTCCACCCGCCCTCGGCCGCGACCGCGGCGGTGCTCGTTACGTGGCGCTCGAGAACGCGGTCGCCGTCGTGGCACACGCGCCCCTCCTGGACGGCCTGGTACCACGACTGATAGGCCCGAAGCATGACCACGCTTGACTGATTGATCGGAGCGACGACGAGGCCGTGCTCCTCGGAGAGAATCTGCGCGGATCGCTCCATGAATCGGGGGTCGTAGACCACCGAGCGCACGTGAAAACGCCGGGAGAGGTCGACGATCAGCTCCTCCACGCGGCCAATGTCAATCCCGCCCGGGTGGTACTCGTGGGCGACCGCGTTCTCGCGCGGCGAGATCACGTGCGCCTTGACGCCGATCCGGCCGTCGTCGGTCACGAACGCCCAGCAGACGCCCGTGGAATCGTGCTTCAGGGAGAGATCGACTCCGACCCATATCTCCGAGCCCTCGGGGCACTCGAGCCCGGGGACCGCGAGCGATGCCCAGCGGTCGCCCGTAATCCACGAGTCCGCGGGCCGGGTCGGCTGATTGAGGAAGTACCGGCGGAAGTCGCCCTCGCGCGATGCGGGGTCGCGGGCCTCGGCGACCATGCGCTCGAGGTCCATCCACTCGGCCGCGTCTCCGTAGGCATCGGCGAGGGCCGCGCGAAGCTGATCGTCGTCGCTGTAGTCGAAGCCTTCCGGGCCCTGCCGATGGTCAAAGAGCAGGCCGTTTCCGCTGATCTTGCCTTCCTGGACGGCCTGCGCGAACTTGTGCGAACCCTCGGCTACCGAGTTCTCCCCGAGCGCGTACATGGTCGAGACCTCGAGCGACCACGGCTCGGCCGCCTTCCTCTTCGCGAGGTTGCGCCGGATCGTGTCGTGCAGGGAGTGGAGCTCGCGGTTATTCCAGAGA